TATGCAACTAAAATATCTCCTCGTTGACCATCTTGATTGGCAGCCTGTGACATGTAATCCATTTCTCTAACAGTAAATGGTACTTCGGGACAAAATGCTACACAAACAATTGCTTCAATTTCATTTTCATATTGTAGACCAAATATTTTTCGACCATGCATGATACGAAAACCAAGAGTTAATTCTGGTCTAACAGGATCCTCTGATACATCAATATCATCAAGTTCAACTAATTCTGTGCCTTTGACCCATTTAAAAAAGTCGTCAATTTTATCTTTATACTTCTTCATCTAATAATTCTTTTGCACTTATTGGAAAATGGTCAAGTAAATGTCTTGCCATTTGTTGAGTTACCATTCTTGTTTCTTCTTGTGAATCAGGTTTATTTCTTAAATTACACACACGAGCAAATGCCATAACAGAGCCTGTCCAGTACCACTCTGTCATCATGTTTTGTGGTAAAACCATTCTAGCCATTTCAGGAGCAATGCCTTCTTCAATCATATCATTATAAACTGTTTTACATGCTTGTACTACATCTGTAATATCAAACTCAATTTCTTTTTCACTTGAACCTTGTTTTTTATTTTCTGGTGCACCACGCCAAATAAATGGTACATAAAACTCTGGTGGTGTATCTACATATCTTCGACTTACTTCATTCCACACTAAACCAACTTGATGTTTTACCAATTGTCTTGCAACAAACACAGGTGCTTTAATTAAAAACTGTAAAGTGGTATGGCCAAAAGGTGACCAATGGTCATGTTCGGCAAGATACTTAATTAATTTTTCATCTTTCTCTTCAAACTCACTTTTCTTTTTATTAAATGACACACGAGCTGCATTTACAACTGATAAGTCACTACCCATTTTATCAATCAATTCAATGTTCATACTGGTAATTTTCCTGTCTCCTCGATTTTCAAAAGTTTAGCATTTGAAGCTTCAACTTGTATTTTTTCTTTTAGTGCTTTTGAGATAAGTCGACCTACTGTTTCGACTTCGATTTGATTCTGTTCACAATACCAGATGATTGCGTCCATGTATGTTATAGGTCTTTTGTCTTTAACAACACCCTCTATAATTAAACTAAATTCTTTACTATTCATATTACTAATATATCACTTGTTGTTAAATTTGTAAAGCGTGGATTGTTTCTGTTACGAGGTACAATCCACAAAACCCTAAACAGCCTAAGCTGCTAATGCAAAGTTATTATCGTTTGCGTTTAATTAGCATGAAAGGTTGCCACCTATTAATCTCTTACAATTTTCTCAACATCTGTCGATCCTAGTTCAGCCCCATCATAACTACATGAAAATTGTCTGTGTTAATCTCTTCATGTAGTTATGGTGGAGCTGGAGGGAATCGCACCCTCGTCCAGTATGTCTACCATAATTGTCGTCAACGACTAATTCTTTTTATAAGTTTAAACCCTTTGGCAATAAATCTGGATTTACTGTAGCGTCAAAACTTATGTATAATATACACGATTCAGTTCCGTTAGGAGCTTGCATTGTTACCATTTGTTGTGTAGTTCCTTGTTTAAGCCAAGTTGTTACAATAAATGCAATCTCTCCATTTTCATCACCACCTACTTTACCAAAAGATATTGTAAATGGTGTCCACTCTTCTTTTTCTGCAAATTTTAAAACTTCTTTACTTGAACCACAAATTATAGGTGCATGTGAACCATAAAACTCATAAGTTTCTTCAGCTTGAGTCTTAAAACTAAATGTGCAAGATGATATTACAAAGACTAATATAGCTATATATTTTATCATGGTATCTCCTTATAGAGACCATTATGACTTTATGCCTTTTGTCTTCTCTTCATAATATTTATAAAAACCTTCAATTGCTTTGCTAAGTTTCTCTTCGTAATCAGCTTTGTTCTTTACGAATGACTTAGCAGAACCATCTTCACCTGCTTGTAAAATAACAATTTGTTCAATAGGTGTACCAAACAATTCTTCATACATAATTGCATAAGCAGTACATTGAATATAATAGTTTTCGTTCCAACTATCAACTCGTTCTTTATTAGCAGTTTTAAAATCAATTACAGATAGTTTACCATTGTATTCTGCAATACAATCAACTTGACCTGCAACGGTCAATTTGGTACTATACATGATAGTTTCAAGACAATGAATATTGTCAATCTGGTCAAGGTATGGTTTTAGAAGTCTAAACATACCTAAAGGCAATACATCACGAATAGACGGTGTTTCACCTTTTAAATATTGTTCTACCAAAGTATGTGTAGCTGAACCTCTACGAGCAGCTCGATTCATTTCCCATTTCGCTGCCTCTTCGCCAACATTTTTACGCCATGCGATAAGACCTGGTTTTGGGATTGCACCTAATACGGTTGTAATACTTGGAAAGTTTTTATCGCCGACAGAATAAAATCTAAAACCATCAATGTTTTTACCTTTGGTTTTAGGCAGTTTACTCTCGTCTAGTTGTACAAAGTTCTTAGTCATATCAATTCCTTTTTCATTTTATATCTATATTATATACACATATTCTCTTATTGTCAAGCCTCAGGTGCCTTTTCTTGAATATAAATCATTCAAGTAATCTCTTTCCTGTTGACAGGCTTGTTCCTTCTTTCAGTCGGTAATGCTTAGAGCCAACTCAGTTGTCTCATTTACTCTTCTTGTCCAACCTTTACCAAAAGTGTCAAAGGTACTTAATTGTTCATAGTAACTTTGTCTATCTGCTTGATAATCTTTAATCGTCTTGTCAATGCCATTTTCTTCAACATAACCTTTAAGTGTTCTTAGTGTATTAGGACCAATACCACCATCTGCAACTGTACCAATCATTGTTTGTAGATACTTGGCTGCTCTGCCTGGACCTGCGTTAACACCAAAGTCAAACACGCATAAATCTAAACCACTCGGTAGTTCATCACCTTTTACTTTATCCCAATAACCAGTTTTGTAAATCGGTGCTACATCTTCAACTGTTAAGTCTTTCATATCTTTTGTGCCACCAAATTCTTCATATACTCTTTTGGTTACACCTAAATTAGTTTCACCGCCTGGATCCTTAGGATGATTTACATAACCACCTTCATGGTGTAATATAGTTTCTAGGCATTTGTCGTAGTTTTTTTGCATTTATTTACCTCTTGTTATCTGTAAAAACTTTTCTATCTGTGCCTTAATAATTGGTGTTCTATTTGGCCAATGTATATAAGGTTCATCACTTTTCATCAAGTTATACAAAAAAGGCAAAATTAACTTTTCTGCCTCTTTAAATCTATTAGTAACTTCTTCACTTTCTAGTGTTGTTGTTACTTGGTCTTTTTCAGCCACAATTTGCATGATTTCGTTCATCATACTTTTAATATCGCTTACATCTGTTTTGACTTTAGCAAGTTCTAAATTATTGGTTTCAATAACGCTAGTGTCAACTGTAGGCGCTTCTGGTGCTTTACTTACTGGTGTAAAACCCCAATCTTGGTCAAGGTCATACTCTCGTAAATAATCTGGTATATCTGCCATTACTTTTTACCTTGTTGTCGTTTACGGTGTTTTTCAATCACTTGTTTTGTTTTAACTTCTTTGATACTTTTCTTTTTATATCTATCAGCTAATTCACTAGTAGGGTGAGCATCAGCAATTCTTTGTAAATTGTCATTCCAGCCACCATCATTTTTCATTCTACCCATACCAACAACACCACTTGATATATTTATAGTTGTCAGTAATTGTTTGATATGTTTATTCTTTGCTAAAAATTCTTCTTTTTCAGCAATAGTCATCATATCATCATAGACCTTTTTGGTCTTTGTATTCTCAAAAGTATAAATTGGCATTAACTTTTAAATGGGTCCTTAACTGTAAAATATTTTTCTAGCATTTCTAATTGGTCATTATACTCTGCAATTACCTTTAGTTCTTTTTCGGCTTCAGTTAGTACATCACCATGTTCACCGATACCCACAGCCTTTTGTAAAATTACTTCTACATTCATTTTGTGTTTTTCAATGTGGCCAATGGCATGTTGTTTTAAAGCTTCTATCATTTTATCACGCATATTGTTTTACTCCTTCTTGGTACCATTCTGGTATTTTTGCTGGACTTTTCCAGGTTGCAAATCTTCTTTTCTCCATAATATAATACTTTCTATAACTAGCAACTGCGTCACCTGGTATTTTACAATGTTCAGGCATTGCTGGTTTAGGGTCTGTAGCTATTTTATTATATTTAGCATTTTGTGGAGGGTGTTTTAAAATATCACCTAGTTTCTGTACTGTTAAATGGTCATCTGTATGATTATATCTTTTCTTATATTCTTCATTAAGAGCTATCATGTGTTTGTATAACCAAATATAATTATATGCACTTTCAAACAACCAGATTGTACTAGGGTGTTTTACCCAACCTGCTTTGTATAAGATAGGTTCTAAATTAGAGTTAGGGTGTTTCCATCTTTTTATCTTACGACCATTTTTTGTCTTATCGTAATACTCTGTACCGTCTAATACTCTGTGGCATGTACACAAAAGTTGTGCTGATTCTAAAATCATTTTAACAATGTGTTTATCACACATTTGTTCAGCAGCTTTTACTGGATGTTTATCTACATAAAATACATTCATCAGTTTATCACCTTTCTAAAGTATTCCATACGGTCATACTTTTTACATAATTTAGATAAGACATTAAACCAAAAGTCTTTAGCCCAATCTGTAGTAGATTCTCTACAGGCTTTTTCTGCATTTTTGATTCGTCTATCTTTTAAACTTTCTGAAATCATATCTTCATTATATAACATTTTATACTCTTTGGCAACCACCTATTTGTCGTTCCACTCCATTATTTGGTCAAGTTTTATACGAATTTCGTCTGGATTTAGACCTAATTTACGCATATCATCATAATCTTTGGTTTTTAATTGACCAGTACCTATTTTTCTAAGAATATCTTTATAAAATTTTTCTCTATCTCTGACTCTTTTCGCTCTAGCTTTTGCGTTAGAAGCCTCTTTTTGGTAATCTTTTTGGACTTTGGCTTCATCTTCTTCTTTTGCAACTTTTCTACTCCTTAATGATATGTTAGCAGCTATTAATAATAATACTGCTAAAGGGTCAAATACAAATATTAGTACAATGATTACCCACCTAACAGCTTTATCAAAATGGTCTTTTGCTTCTTCACCATATATTAATTCTGCAACATATTTAATAGGACCTACTTCAGCTTCAATCTTATCTTGTTCTAATTTTAATACACCTTTTTGGTCTGATAGTTCAGCAATTTTATCACTCGCCTCATTAATGGCAAGTGTTAAAGCGTCTCTTTCAGGTTTCTGTTTCTCTCTTTCTTTTAGACCTCTAGTAACATATTCCATACCAATATATGTTTCAAGTGTTTTATCTAAAAGAGTTAGAGTTTTATTTGCTCTATCAATTATTAATTGTTGTTGATTTATTTGTGTATCAATTAATTCAATCTTAATATTGTTTGATGATGTTGGTTGCACTTGGTCTAAGTGTGCTTTTGATAGAAAACCAAATATACCCATTGATGTAATGAATATTAAAACTATAACAGCAAATGTAAGATAAGCCTTTATAGTTTTAGGTACTAGTTTATTGTGCCAATTATTATACAACCATGAGGCGGCTACAAGTTTTCCAACCTCTAACGCACTACCCATAGCAATAATGGGTACAACTGCACCTGCAAATAGAGTAGCAAGTCCCATAATAGAATAACCAGCGGCTATTACAGATATAGAAATTGCACTTAAAAATGTTATTAGTATTGTAAGCATATAAGTTCTAACCTAACTGTGGTATATCGTATTCTGTTCTTAACTTCTTAATGATACTTTTTACTTTAGGAAAATAGTTTTTATCTGAAGCGTAAGCACCAAGTGTTTCTACATATTTTAAAGAATCTTCAACACCTTTGTCCCTTAATTCTCTGTACTTATCATAAGCACTACCATTATTTAGTATATCAATATAATGTTGTACACTATCACATTCATGCATATAGACTCTGACACCCCACTTTTTAGGATTGTTACTAGGTAACATATGTGGTTCTCTTAAATCATAAGTTCTAATACCAAACAAGTTCTTTCCTTCTAATGCAAATCTACTATTACCCCAACCACTTTCTAAAGCCGCCTGTGCTAATAATACTTCATATATTACAGGCGTAACATCAGTTGTAGTATTGTAAATATAATTTACACATGCACCTACACTATTAATAAATGTTTGATTATTTTCTCTTTCAAAATCTGGTTTAGTGTAAGTGTTAATAGTTTCTAAAGTTTCTACTATTTCCTCTAGTTCTTGTTCTTTGGCACTTGCTTGATTATCTTGATATAGATGATACAAACCAAAACTAAATGCAACTATGGTCACCACCATAAGTGTACTAGCAATAAGTTTTATTTTTTCTATTAATCTCATTAAGCCCGTTTAACAATGATGTAATCATAACTTGTAATGGACTCTGGTTCATTCTCACCATATTCTGACCATGTACCTATTTCTATATTTTTATTCTTCTTTTGAAAGAATTGTACATTGTCTTTGTCCATATATTTAGCCATGTTTTTAAATATCTTTTCAGATTGTTTTTCTGTAAAATTATTTAATACATCAGTAGCCCAATTACCAGTATAGTAAGTCATTTTAGTTTCGTTACTATTGATAAAATGGTCTAGTTTTTTCGGGACACCACTAATTACTGATTTGAGGTAATGGTCTAACTCTTTTGATTTTCTCACTTGTGACATAATATATTCTCCTTTTCATTTTATAAATCTGCAATTTTGAATTTTTTAATGACATTTTTAGTTGGTATAACAGTTGTGTTACCACCATCTGCAAGTTCATTATTATCATCATAATTGTAGTCACTCATCAAAACATGAACCTTACTATCTCTTTTTACCAACCATCCAGTTGATACACAAATAGCAGGTTTCATTCTTTCTATCTCTTTGATAGACTTCCAACCGGCGTCAGATTGAATATCCTCCCAATACACCAAATAAAAATCATATGTAAATGGTATTTCAGGTACACCGTCTTGAAATTTTTTTGATTTCATACTTCTCCCTACGAACACTCCTTATCAGCAATCTTCGTATCTTTTAATAATGCACACTTATATTTACTATCAGCGTTCATTCTTAATTCAGCGGCTAAACTTTCTAAAATAACAGGTAAGTTTTTTTCTAAAACATCTGTCATTTGTAAAGCAAAGTTATATGCCAACTTTTGCATTTCTGCCTCTAGCACAGAGGTGTCAACACCACTTCCAGAAACAGTTTCTTTTACAACATGACCTAAAACGGCCGTATTGTAATCGTTTGCCTGTACAGATTTTGCAAAGGCACTTAAACCAAACCACAAAATCGCAAGTAAAACTAATATTTTTTTCATAATATATCCTTTCTCAATATTTATAGGTATAATATACACTAAAAATAGTCGTTAGGCAAGCACTTTTTTTACTTTATTTTACTTGTTTTTTTGTGGTTTTGTTCTATTTTTGTTCTGGTTCTGGTCTCACAAAACTGTCATTCCAGCCAAA